GTTTTTTTTTTGAGTTATTCAAACTACTGGCAGGTGCCCGAGATCAATCAATTGAGATCTCTATAAATCAATAAACATTTTGTGGAACCAAGGTAAGTCAACAACCACACAGTCGGTGTTGTTTATGGTCGCGTCCATTATGGTCGACAGTTCGTAAAGGTCAAGATCATAAGTGTTAAGAAGCCACACATCAAATGTGTCATCGTCGACCAATACATTTTCGTTCTTGATGGCCGACATGATGTCGCTGAGGTTGTCCATGCCACTGGTCCTGGTGAACCAGGAAAGCTCGTCGAAAACCGGCCGAGCGTTTTCGTGTGCGAGATAACGTGTGAGGAATCTGTCACGCATGAATGGTACATGCCGACATTCGTAAGCGTAAGATAACGCTTTGCCGGCCATGTAATCATTGTCGTCGACAGAAGGGTTCATAGTTCCTCGCGCATTAAAACGAGCTATCATTTTGCCAACCATGGGCAACATGCATGGTGCGGTGCCGCCAAGTATTATACGACGGCTCAAGAACGTTGCATTGTGTTCAAATGTGGGCGCTTTAGCCTTGAGTACCATCTTGAATTGTGCGACTCTCAAAACCCAGGCTTTGAGGTCAAGGCGTTGATTAAGTCGGGCCAATAGGTCATCTCCCAATACTAATGCTTTACCGGTACGTCGTTGTCGGCGGCACACGTTGGCGAACATTGTGAGATTAAACAATGTGTTACGCCATGTGGTTTTGGTGGTACCAGTGGGTAGCTGATAATGCAGCTTAGCTTTAAAACCGAACTGGCGGTTTTGCACCTGGTATATGTCCAATTTGAGGCATAAGGTGCGGTACCATTCTGGCATGTTCATCTTAGTTAGCCAGAGATCCATGAGAAGGGCGACGCGTGAACGTTGTTCACGGTCGTTGCGACTGAAGTCACCTTCTACTGTGTGCTCGAAATCCGGGTCAATGAGAAAATCCACCAATTCCACGTCGTTGCGCTTGTAGGCAGGCATGAAATGGATGCCGCCAACTTTATTGTGTTTTAAGAAAAAACACACTCGTTCCATCATCACCATCGCTGCTGGACCAGTGATAGCGTTGAAACAATCATTGCCAGCGTATATGATGCGGGGTGCCCATGTATCATCGTAACGTTTAAGGAGAATTTCCTGTTTGACGGATAAGTCTTTCGTACCCAAGTATTTGTAGTCTGACAACGGTATTTGTTCATAACCGTCGCGCATTCTGGCTTGCTTGGTGGGGTTGAATTTAGCCAACCACCGTTCCCTGTCATCTTCGTTGTCATCCCAGGGTTCGAACACGTCCGGGAGACTGTTGATCATGTGCACAGCTTCATA